AATGTTACCAAATCGTTACAATTCGGGTTCGTTCGAATACTTGTTCGAAGAAACAGGGGCCGTAGAAGGCCCGTAGAAGGCTTTTTAGTGCGAAGGTAAGGTATTTACCCTGATTATAGCTCCCGGGCCTCTATCGTCCGCGTAGAGCTTCTTAGCCGTAATAGTGACAATCCTTGAATCGTCGCGGATTATTGTCCCGGATAGGGAGTCACCGACGCTTCGAATCAGCTTGTCGAGGTCGGGCATTACCGCCGGGAACTCTCGGGTTGCTGTCTTCGGCCTTGGAAGGTAGAAGATGACGGAGAGTTCGACCGGGTCTTCGATAAGGTCAAAGTCCGGCCCGACCAAATCGAGAGCTGCGAAAGATACGGCGTTGCGCCACCGCTTGTGTTTTGCTGAATTGACTTGAACGATTCGTCCGTTTATTACGGAGTGGGAACCTTGGGAAGCCGGGTCGCCAAGAACTTCAATAGTTAGTTCGAACATACTGATTCCAAGCTTCGGAGATTCCGGCCCAGAGATAGAAGCAACCGAAGACTAGCCCGACCACGTGTAGGAAGCCGGAAGATTCGGAAGCAAATTCAACGAATAAGATTCCGGACGCGGACGGGACTAGCCAACGGAGAAACACTAGAAGGGTAACTCTTCGTGAGTAGGGGTCATAGCCGGAGCTTCAGACCCGTCTAGTTTGATTGTTGCGAAGTTTATCGAGAGGTTTACGACGGTTTTATCTTCGCCTTCTTTATTCTTGTAGTTTCCGATTGAAGCGGAGAGCAATCCGCGAGCGGATACTTTTTGCCCAACCTGAAGAGAGCTAGTCGGGGTATCTAGCCAAGCCGTGTATCTTGCGTCGCGCTTCTCGCCGTCCTTGCTCTTGAAGGTTTCGAGAATCTGAACGCCTTTGTTGCCGAAGACAAGCCCGACGACTTCTCCCTTTACTTCTACTGTTGCCATTTTGTTTTACCTTTCTTTTGTTTTCTTACTTTACTAGCAAGCTAAGACTTTTTGATGTGTTCGGGATTACAACAGTCGAGGTGTCCGCAATTTCGAATTCCGGGTAAGACTGGTTTGCCTTCATAGATTGGCTGCGTAAGGGTCGCGGAGTCAAAGTCGCCCTGCCAAGGAAGGCACTTAGTATTTCCATACTTGACGATAAGCGATTGTCCCATTCGGCAATCGGAGCAACGGACGCCCGTCTTCGGTTCGTCAATTTTGACGCGCCAAATATGCCCGCAACGGTTACAGATAGCTTCGTTCTCTTCCACCGCATTAGCGTAGCAGTCCTGCCTGAATCGCTGCGTTTCGACAACAAGGGTCACAAGTTAGAAGCTTCAATCCGTGAGCGCAGATTGGGTGTGGGTCGCCTATCCGTTCTTCGGAATAGGAGGTCGCCCGGACTCCTTCGGCCTTTCTTCTTTCCTTGCTCCGGAGCGCGTAAGCAATAACGTGCTTCGCTTCAACGTAAGAGATAGATTCGTCGCGCTGAGCCTCGATAACTGCGGCCTTTGCGTCCGCGAAGTCTAGAAAGCCGACAAGGTCGAACCAGACTTGTAGCTTCTCCGGCGAGAGCTGTCGGTTGTCTATTGCGCTTAGATATTCCATAAGCTCTTTTAGTTCGTTCTTAGTCATTAGCCCAATCCTCTAGTGCCTTTGAGTCGGTCTTGATTCTTTTAGGAAGTGGCCCGTTGTTCCAAGCTTCTGCGTTTAGCCAAGTCGCCGGGTTCTTTATGAATTGCTTCTCGGGAAGATTCGGGTCTTGTGCGTAAGCCTTGGCTCCGTCAATAACTACAGCCGGGTCTAGATTCTTGATTGCTTTTCTAAACGCCCGGGTTGCTGCTCCCTTGTCTACCTTCTTCGGATAGTTCTCCCAGAAAGATTCAAAGTCTGATTCGCTATATATTCTCTCGTTATTCTTTATCATTTTATTCTTAGTTATAGTCTTCTTAAGTAGCGGATTGTCCTGCGTAGGATTTTCCTGCGTAGGGTCTTGAGTGGTATAGGTATAACCTCCCAGATAACCTTTGTCCCCGCGCTCTCGTTCTTCGGAACGCATTAGATACCCGGCTTCGAGTAGTTCGTTTATCAGCGTCCGGATTGCGTCGCGTCCGACTCCGTTATCTCGGCCTAAACTTTCTTGGCTTATGCGCCACCCGGGAGAGTGTGAAAGAAGTTGAGCAAGCAAGCCTTTAGCCCCGAGCGAGATTCTTTTGTCGCGCAACCAGTCGTTCGGTATCTGCGTAAAGTGGTCGTCGAACGAGTGATGTCCTCGGATTAGAGGCATTAGTTCCCTTTCTTTGCTAGTCCGATACTAGCCAATAAATCAGCAAGCGGAATCAGTCTTCCGATTGAGGCTTTAGTTTTATTGGTTGCGATTGGTTGCCGAGTTTCTCTCGGGTTCGTATTGCGTATAAAGTCTTTGAGAACTTGAGTCTTGACCATTACGAAGCCTTCCCCGAGCGGAGAGCCGAAGCAATAGTATTCGGATTCACTAACGTTTATTCCGGATTGCTTCTTGTCCGAAGCGTCCGGTTGCGAATACTGCCAAGTTTCAACGTAGACATTTCCGGTTTCGTTTACGCGGTAATCGGTCTTGACCTCTATTTTTTTTCCGACCAAGTCCGCGAGAAAAGTTTCGACAAGCTCCTCGCCGATTCTTCCTCGAGTAAAGTCCACGTCGAAGCGCGGTTCGAAGTTCCCCAATTTGTTTTCCTTTCGTTACTCTTCCGGTTTTTCCGTTAGAGTCCTTTCGAAGTTATCGTCGAGCAAGAACCAACCGTCCCATAAACGCGCCGGGGTTTGAAGCGGGTCTTGGTGCGAATAAAGCTTCCAACCTAATCTTCTAGCCTTGGCTGCGAAGCCGGGTGAAGATTCCATAAGCCCATTTGAGTAAGAGCAAAAAGCGATAATGTTCGACGGACGATTGCGCTCTTTGCTCCCGCCCATTCCTCGATTGAGTCGGTGTTGCGGAATAAGTTCAGGCCCAGTCGTTCCGCAACAAGGACACGCCTTGTCACGGTCTAAGTATTTTTGAAACTCTTTTTTATTCATCTTCCCAAGGGTCGAATTTCTTCGCGGGTAGGTCTAGGCCCGTTCCGGAGTAGTCCGCGGAGAATCCAATCGTTGAAGAGCTGTCCGTATCTCGCAGAATTTCCGGAGCAACCTCCGGGCAGGAGTGACGACGAATCCAATTCTTGTAAAACTGAGTGGCTTCTTCCCCGTTCGCTTGAAAAACTGCGCCGCAGGAACACTTCTCTCGAATCTTCATTGTCCGCCAATCTCCCGCCCATCAGTCTAGCTCCGCCATTGAAGTTCGACGTTTCGGCTGATAACCGCGGTCATTGTAGCCGTGTCGGATAAGACCTTCATCTTCATCTTTACCCGGTTGAACTCCGCACGAGCAAGGTCGGACTTTAGCTTTTCGTCTACCGCTTGGAGCTTGGCTATTGCTTGACGGTCTGCTACCGTGCCTTGGCTATTGAGGAAAGAAAGAGATACGGACTTGTCATAAGTTGCCTCCGCGTCCGCAAGCTTTACTTCTGCGTCATAGAGAGCAGAAGCTCCCTTCTCCATTTCTTTACTTATTCGTTGAAGCTCTTCAACAATCTGGCCCGGGGTTTCCATTAGGCTCCCGCTAAAGCTGCTAGTTCTTTGATTCGTTCGAGAACTTCGTTAGAAGCGTTAGCCGTCTTAGCCTCGGAGTAAAGAAGACGAAGCTTGTCTATGTCCTTGCCTAGTTCGTCCGCCTCCTTTAGCCAATCTCGAGTCGGTAGCTTCGGAGCAACTCCGCGAGCAACCTTTTCCATTTCATCTCGGGTGACTCTTTTGTTTCCGGAGTAGATGTAATTTCCGAGACACCTTCCGAGAGCCGAGGTTTCTCCGTTCTCGAGTGCTGAAAATTTGTTAGCCATTCCGTTGCCGTCTACCTCGAAGGCCCAGCCCGTTGTTTTTGGTAAGTCGCGAGCTTGGTCTTCTTGTGTTAGGTAGAGTCGAGCCTCGACGACCCAAGTTCCAACCGCGCGGTCTTGAGGCGTTGTTCTATTTATTGTTACTAGTCGCGCGTCTTCGTTAGCCGGGTCAGCCCAAAATCTTCTTAGTCTTTCCTCGACAGTTTCGTAGTCGTTTAGATTGAAGTTAGCCAATTTCTTCTTCCCTTTCTCTTTGGTCTTTCACGTCGCGTTCAATTAGGTCAAGGATAAGACCGAACCCAAGTCCGGTGTATCCGTCTTTCAGTAGTCCCCAAAATAATTCAATGAGGTCTTCGGTCTTATAAAGACCGTTGTTGTCGTATTTCTCGCTATTACCGCAGGAGCATTTCTTCATTTACTTTTTCCTTTCTCGTTTACTTGTTCAATCGCTTGCTCTATTGCTTGCTCAGGTGTCTTTCCTGTTAGGTCAATAGTTATGTCTTCGTTTCCAAATCCGCTAAGAATTAGTTCTGGCATTACTTTTTCCCTTTCTCGTGATGTAGGTAAGGATTGCCTAATCCGCGAGCGCGAAGACTTATCGCGTGTTCGCCGTAGACGATTCCTTTTTTCTTTCCGCCCATAGCCGAAAGAACTCGACTCTTTAGTTCGGTAAGTTTTTTTTCCGCTTCTTCAAATTGACTTAGAGCAATAAAGTAGTGAACCCCTAGTTCGTCTAGATGTTCTTCGCCTTCTTCAATTTTCGGATTCATAGCGCGGATAGTTTCAAAGGTAGAGTTGCTACCGTCCCAGTCCGGCATTTTGTTATTGAGAACGGATTCCCTAAAGCGGTAAGCCGCAGCAATTAGAGAAGACGCTTCGAAGCTATCCCACTCGACGTCGAACTCTTGATAGCTTGACCCAGCTAGAGCAACCAACTTAGCTTCTTGAATAGCAAAGACGTTCATATACCAGAGCACCTGCGCGCGGTAGTGTTGTGGAACTTCGCTCCAATAGTCGCGCGAAAATTTGACTTCGATAATGCCCCACGTTCCGTCAGGCTTGCGATAGAGAGCGTCCGGGTTAGCGCGTTGCCAGTTGAATTCTTTGTGAGCCCAAGTTCCAGTAGTAAAGATTTCGTAGTCCGGGTGCTCCTCGGAAAAGATTTCAAGAATAGGAGCCTCGAGTTTTGTTCCAAGACGCATAGCCATAGACGGTTCCAAGCTATCTTCTATTTGATTAGTCTTCTTGGCCCACTTTGTTATCTGCGATTCCCAAGGACTCAGTCCGGCGATTGCTCCAATGTCGGAACCTCCGACAGCTCCGTTCTCTTTGCGTAGTTCGTGCCACTCCGGAGAACCGCTTTCGTAGTTGCCGAGAAGAACGGCGTCCCCTAATTCCTTTAGCTCAAGTTCCTTTATCATTTTTCCCTTTCTAGCTTTTTTGTTTTGATTATCCTATAAGGTCAATCTATGACTACCCTAAGACATTTACTCGGTATCGAGCGCAAGTATTTAGAGCTTCACGAAGCAATCCTAGAGTGCGGCCCGGTCGAATGCGAGGAGCTTCCGGAGGTATTTTTTGCGCAAGAAGCAAGCAAAGAGGCTCAAAATTTGGTAGAAGAAATTGCCAAATCTATGTGCGGGAGGTGTCCGGTTAGGGTAAGATGTCGCGACTACGCGCTCTCTACTCGGGTTACCGGAATTTGGGGAGGGACTACCGAAGCGGAGCGTTACTCTTCGTCCGGGACGTAAGTAATCGCAAGAGCTGAACCGCTAATCGCTAGTAGGGCTGCCGCTACATTTAGAATCTGTGCGCCTAGTTCGTTAGTAATTGTTCCAAGGCTAATTAGTAGTGGAACGGTTGCTGCGATAATTCCATAAATCCACTTGCGGGTATGCGGGGTTAGATTGAACATTATTCTTCTTCTTTCTTGTATAGGTTTACGTCTTCAAAGGTAGCAGACGCGGTGTATGCGGTAAGGATAATCGAGATTAGAGCAACACCGCCAATTACAAGCTGAACAGATACTTCCTTGTCAAAGAAAAAGGTTCCCATTCCGAAAAGAATCATAACGAAGCCTAAGCGATAACCGCCATAGATTAGCTTACGGCGATACTTCCAAGACGGCCCGGTTGTGTCTTCGCCTTCTTGCTCCCGGAGAAGCATTAGCGCGTCGAAGATTCTCACTTTAGTTTGTCTAATGCTATTTGGGTTTTTATGTAGCTAGTCGGTTCGGTAAAGCGCGTTCCGTTGTTGGTATAGATATATCTCTTACCGCGCTGAATCTCGAAGTGAAGATGTGGCCCGGTAGATTCTCCGGTGTTTCCAGATTCGCCTAGCTTCTCACCTTCGATAACTAAGTCCCCCACTTTTATTTCTGCGTCTTTTATCGAACCCTTTTTCAAGTGGTAATAGGACGACGTAATCCATTCCCCGTTTATCTTGTGGCTCAGTCGAACAATGTATCCAGCCCCGGCAGGTTCACCGTTAGGGAACTTGATTGTTGAAGGCCCAGCGTAGATTACTTTTCCGTTAGCGATAGCTCGAACCGGGCGACCAATTTCAACTGCGTAGTCGATTCCGTTGTGGTGCTTGCGGGTTTTCTCTATCGGGTGAATTCGCCAGCCGTAAGGTGAGCTGATTCTAGGGATTGGCTTGTCAAAAGGAAAACGCATAGTTCTATTTTACAAGGAGAGAAAATAGAGCCGAAGCTAGTCCGGTGATTCCTGCGGCTAGTCCGGTGTAAGCAATCTTCTCAATCCACGCTAACCGGGCAAGGGTTAGTTCGACTTCTCGAAGACGACTAGGTACTTCGTCTAAGTGGTCGAGCTTCTCCAGTATCTTGACAAGGGTTTCTCCATGCTCAAGTTGCTTGGCGTAGATTGCTTGCTGGGTAATGCGTACCCCAGTTGTTTCCTCAGCCATTATGCGGTGATAGCAGCGATTTCAGAGTCAGTCAGACCCAGAG